TGGGAACTCTATGAATTCGCGTAAGTCATCGCGGGTGGTTCTTAACAAATTTATTGGAATGGTTGCATAAAGTCCTGTACATTAAATCGTCTATTTGATATAATAGATCTATAACTACCGAGTTCTATATTATGGATACAAATTTTCTCTCTGTTCTTTTCAAAGAATTTCCCGATGTTGTAACATCGAAGCAGGTAACCCGCGCTCAAATCGTTGAAGTGATGGCTTTAACTGCTACGTCGAAATACCCTACTTGGCTTATGCAGAATCGCGTAGGCCGTGGTCTCTATGCTGTTCTAAACGACACCATTGATGAAGTTCCACCTGAAGTTCCAACTCCTAAAAATCTTAAGTCTATGGTTAAAAATGAAGACACCGCATCTCTGATTCCAAAGGTAGACCCTAACTATGTCGCCTTTGGTAATCATAAGGACATTGATACGATCATTAAGTCTAAGCAGTTTTATCCTGCTTACATTTCAGGCCCAACTGGTAATGGTAAGTCTACTACTGTAGAACAGGCTTGTGCTAAGAACAAACGACCTCTCATTCGAGTTAACTTGAATATGATGACTGATGAAGATCAACTGATCGGGTCTAAGACTCTAGTAGATGGCAATGTTGAAGTGATTGAAGGACCGGTTTTGATCGCTATGCGCTCCGGTATTCCTCTTCTGCTTGATGAGATTGATGCCGGTTCTGCGAACACACTACTGTGTCTACAACCTATTCTTGAAGGTAAACCATTTTACTTCAAATTGAAGAATGAATTGATCTATCCTACTGAAGGCTTTACTGTATTTGCCACTGCGAATACTAAAGGTAAAGGATCAGAAGATGGTCGTTACATTGGCACAAATGTTTTGAATGAGGCGTTCCTTGAGCGCTTTGCAATCACTTTTAATCAGGAGTATCCATCTGCTTCTATTGAACGTAAGATTGTTATGAATCTAATGAAGTCCTACTCATGCGAAGATGAGGATTTTGCTGACACTCTAGTTAAATGGGCCGATGCAATTCGTAGGACTTTTGCAGATGGCGGAGTTGATGAGACCATTACAACCCGTCGTTTAGTACACATTGTTCGGGCATTCTCTATCTTTAAAGATAAGAAGAAAGCCGTTGAATTGTGTATTAATAGATTTGACGATATCACTCGCAATGCTTTCGCCGATCTATTTGAAAAGGTCTCAACGCCAATTGTTACAACTACTATGCCTGTAGCATCAACTGAAATCCCATTCTAAGGACTTATATGAATTACACTACACTGAGCAAAACACAAAAGCGTTGCATTGATGCTTTTATTACTATTCGCCCTGCTCTGGCGTCCCAATACAGTATTACGCGATCGGAGGTAGAAGCACTTTTTGCTGAACTACATTCAATGCGTAATACAGGCGGGGAAAAGATTGGTTACCCTATGTGGCTTGTCAAAGGTGACAAAGTTTCACGTGGTCACTATAAGTTCCCTGCACCAAATTTGATCGAAGCACAAGAAGCTCAGATCAAATCTAATGCCAAAGCTGCTGAAGATTTGGTGAAAAATTCAGAAGAAGATAAAGAATATTTCACAGAATTGCATGCTTATGGTATAATGGAAGTAGCTTAACCGCTATATCATCAACATAATGGAGTTATCATGAGTAAATTATCTCGACTTGAAAAATACCTGAAATCAGGTTCTACTGCAACGCCTCGCCAGATCACTGGCATGTTTGGATTGCAAAATCCAACATCGGCAATCCACGCTCTTCGTAGTGCTGGTCTTTGCGTGTATGCAAATAAAGCTACACTTAGCACTGGTGTTACTACTGTTAAATACAGTGTTGGTAAACCAACGAAGAAAATGATTGCAATGGCGCACGCGCTTGGCATGTTTGCTTAATTAGATTGTACTTAAATGGGAGATTTTGATATAATAGTATCTTAATCTCCTATTTTAATTATGAAAAGCAAACCAATACTTACACCGGCAGGTCGCAAATTTGATGGTGGTAAACTTCGCTATGGACTAATACCTCCTCTTGCACAACAAGAAATGGTAAAAGTTCTTACGTTTGGTGCAGAAAAGTATGAACCTGATAATTGGAAATATGTTGAAGGTTCTATCACTCGCTATTTTGATGCCATGGAACGACATGTTTGGGCATGGAAAATGGGCGAAGAGTTAGATCCAGAAAGTGGAATCCACCACTTGGCCCACGCAATGTGTTGCCTTGCATTCCTCTATGAACATGATGTGAAATATACAAAGAAAGAACCAAATGGAATTAAGTAAAGAAACCCTGTCGTTGATCAAGAACTTCGCTGGCATTAATGGCAGTCTGATGCTTAAGCAGGGAAATAAGTTGTCCACAATCTCAGAAGGAAAGAACATCATGGCAGAAGTGTCAATTGATGAAGACTTTCCAATGGATTTTGGAATTTACGATTTGAATGAATTCCTAAATGTCGTATCGCTGTTCCCAAGCACTCAACTTGACTTCAATGAGAAGTATGTCATGGTGTCTGATGGTGGTACCAGCAAGATTAAATACTTTGCTGCAGGTGATGGTGTTGTTAAATCCGCGCCTTCTACGATTAAGTTTCCACAAGCCGATGTTGAGTTTACAATTGATGCAGCTCAACTGGCAATGATTCTTAAAACCTCTTCAGCATTGAAGGCAAGTGACTTGTCTATTGTTGGTGACGGAAGTACTCTTAAAGTTCTAGTGTCTGATAAAAAGAATGATACTTCGAATGCATATGAAGTTACTATTGGCAAGACCAATGAAACCTTTAAAGCTAATCTTAAAGTAGAAAATCTTAAGATGCTTCCCGGCGACTACGAAGTTTCTATCTCTAAAAAGAAAATCTCCCGCTTTAAAAGCACTACTGATCTCACATACTTTGTCGCTGTTGAAGCTGACTCGGAGTTCTAATGGGCGAAGGTGCATTTAGAGGACTTGGTGAAGCATTTGTAATTGGCTTTATCCTTCTCTGCACACTAGGTTTTTTGGAAATTAGTGGACATTGTTATTTGGCTGTTTCAACACGTGAGCATTAATATATTATGAGTAATCAGTATCTTTGGACCGAGAAGTATAGACCATCGACAATCGATGAGTGTATTCTCCCCGAAGCAATGAAGAAAACTTTCCGTGAGTTTATCGACTCCGGAGAGTTGCCTAATTTCTTATTCTGTGGCGGCGCTGGTGTGGGTAAAACCACAGTAGCAAAAGCACTATGTAATGAAATTGGTGCAGAATATCTCTTCATCAATGGATCAGAAGAATCTGGTATCGATGTTCTTCGTAGTAAGATTAAAAGTTTTGCATCTTCTGTCTCTTTGACTGATGCTAAGAAAGTAGTTATTCTTGATGAAGCAGACTATCTTAACGCTAATAGCACTCAGCCTGCTCTTCGTGGTTTTATTGAAGAGTTCAGTAATAACTGTAGGTTCATCTTTACCTGTAACTTCAAGAACCGAATCATCGAACCTCTGCATTCTCGCTGTGCAGTGGTCGAATTCAAAGTAGAGAATAAAGATAAGCCTGCAATCATGGGTGCATTCTATAAGCGTGTAGTTGGTATCCTTAAGACTGAAAATGTCACCTTTGAGCAAAAGGTTGTGGTTGAATTAGTTTCTAAGTACTTTCCAGATTATCGTCGTGTTCTAAATGAATTGCAACGATACTCTGTTAGTGGTACTATTGATTCTGGTTTGCTTGTCAATCTTGGCGATGAATCATACGTTGAACTTATCAAACACTTGAAGACTAAAAACTTTACTGAAGTTCGTAAGTGGGTCGGTAAGAATTCTGATACTGAATCGACTGAACTATTTCGCAAGTTCTACGATAAAGCTGTTGACATTCTAGAGCAAGGATCTATTCCTCAATTAGTTTTGATTCTTGCTGAGTATCAATATAAAGCGGCCTTTGTCGCAGACCGTGAAATTAATACTATGGCAGCCTTGACTGAAATTATGGCACAACTAAAGTTTAAATAATGAATGAATACCTTCAAATTGTATTGTTTGTAATTATCTTTTTTCTTGGTTGGTGGGGTCGTGAATGGTCAGCTAAGCGACAAGTAGACGCAATGTTAAAAGAAATTGCAGAAGAAGAAACTGCAGTCGTAGATGGCAATAAGATTCGTATCACTGTTGAGAAACACGATGGGTGTTTCTATATCTATGATCGTAGTGGCACATACCTCTCTCATGGCGAAAGCTTTGACATCGTTGAAGCTATTCTGAAAGAAAAGTTTCCAGGTAAGTTGTTCGCAGCATCTGAAGAAGATCTAGCTAAGTTGAATTCATGAGTTTCTTTGACTTCTTAAACGCGATCAATGATAGTAAAAAGGATCTTATAAAATAAGACCCTCTTACTGAAAAGGATTATATTCCATTCATGGTGAACAGGGGCTTGTCATACTTTCCCGATACTATTATGTTTGCAAATGAAATGAATTCGCATGCTGCTATTCCAAAAGATTGGCAGTTTGCTTTTTATCTTAATGGAATCAATAAGAAGAAACGTTTCTCTAAGTGGCATAAGAAAGATCAAAACTCTGATCACCTTAAACTTGTCATGAAGGAATATGATTACTCTGCAGAAAAAGCAGCAGTTGCATTAGAACTTCTTACCGATGAAAATATTAAAGAATTAACTACAAAATATAAAGA